AAAACGCCAGGCCGCGTGGCGAGAAAGGCATAGCGTTACTGTAACGGACAGTAACGCGTTACATAACGCTGGCGTAACGGATAGTAACGCTAAGAAGAAGAAGAAGAGGAAGAATAATATCAGTAATACGGATACTTCATCCTCTTCAGGAGATAAATCTCCTGAAGAGAATTCCGTATCCGTTTCCGCCGTCGTGTGCGACACGACGCCGGTCACTCCGCCAGAACCGTCAATCCTCGAATTCCCAGCCAACGGACCGATCCGCTCTTGGTCGCTCACGCAGCGTCAAATCGACGAATGGTCTGGGCTGTATTCGGGGCTGGATGTATTGGCCGAGTGCAGGAAAGCTTTGGCATGGATAAACGCCAATCAAAGGAAGACCGCCAAGGGAATGCCAAGGTTCCTGAACTCATGGCTTGCCCGTGCTTGCGATAGGATGGCCCTAAAACCGACGATCCCGGCAAAAGGCAGGAGTATGACCGCTCAAGAGATTGAAGCGGCTTCTAGGCCATTTATTCAAACATTTTATAAGGCTAATGATTTGACCGTGACAAATGGAGTCCATCCACCGGTTCCGGTCGAGCCATCACCGTGGGACGATTAGTTATGACTGATCGGGAATTAGCCAAGGCCGATATACCGGCGCTAATTTTAGAAATTCGGCGGTTGCGTGCGGCTCTCCGCGCAGTAGCCGAGGGATGCCACGGCGATATTGAATTGCCAAACGGAACAACTGAACGGGCGTACATATGGGCGAAGAAGGTGCTGAATGAATACGGTTGCTGAGGCTCTCCACTTTCATTCTCAGATTTTTGGCCATGGATCGGCGGATGCATGGAAAGAAATCTATCCCGCGTGGTCCCAGCTATTTCTGGCTGAGGGCGTCTCTGGCACGATTTTGAGGCAAGCCGTTCAGTCGGTGTTCAAGCGTACAGTTCAACCGAGATGGCCGAGTGAACACCTTCAGGCTCTGCGTGAGGAAATTCATGCGGCCAGATCATGCGAATCGGCGCGGCGTGAAATCGCCGTAACTAATGCCGCTGTATGCCGTTACTGCCGTGATACTGGTTTTGTCTTGGACCTGCCGCATCTTTGCCAAATCGAAAATAAGGAATGGACTCATCTGACTCGCGGCTATGCGCCTTATTTCACCAGCGTAATCTGCGATCAATGTTTGGTCGGGCGGGCAAAACCCCGAGATATATCGGACAATCGGCGATTGGCGACTTTGAACGAATATCAACTACAGAACCCAAACTGGCGGCAACAGGTCAGAAAATATCTTGATCGCCAGCGCGCCAAATCGGATGCCTGGGCGGCATCAACAATTCACGATTCGGAAGATCCAAAAATGGTAAACAGAAAAATGATTGCACGGCGCATGATCGAGCGATTAGGATTGCCAGCCCCAGCAGGAGATGAAACGAATGCAACAGAAACAGTATCAGCAGAGACCGTTGACGAATGAGGAACAGAAGTTTTTTGAAACAAACATGCCTCTGGTATTTCAATTCTTGAAAACATGCCCGAGGTCAGAGCGGGAGCGTGAAGACTACACCCAAGAATTAATGATTGGCTTAGGGATAGCCATTCTTACATATCGACCCGAGAAGGGCAGCTTCTCGACTCATGCATTCTGGCGGTTTAAGCAAATTCGTTCCGCATGGCTTTTAAAAAAGAAAAGAAAAGTCAATAAACTGATGACCGATATGGAAGGAGATCATGAAGAATTCAAAATTGAGCCGGAATACAACCATGAAAAAACAAAATTAGAAGAATTTCGTGAATTCATCAGCACGGAATTGACGGCTAAAGAGCGGGAATCGGTTGAAGAACTGGCGTGGCAGCGTGTAAGTTGCCGACTTTTAACGCAATCGCAAATACACGCAAGAAACAAGTTAAGATTACGGGTGATAGATCGTATCAGGGAAACATTTTGTCCCGGCGAGGTCAACCATGGGAAAAAACGACAACGGGCCGGGAAAAGACCTGCACCAGATAATGGACGAGGTTTGCGAAACGGAACTCAGCTCGTCCTCGCTTTCGAGGATCCACATGACCCTCCAAGACGAACAATATCCTGATTTGAGCGATATTCGATTGCTTCACGAAGACCTGTGCCGGTTGCGATATAAGCACACGCTGTCGCACATGGCCAATCAGGTTGCCCAACTTGTCATGAGAGAAAAAAACAGCGTGCCGGAAGTGATTGGTGACATGAGACATGCAGGCAAAACGCTGGTTTGGCTGATCAACGAATTCAAGGAAATTTTGCGCAATTCAAAAGAAGAGGATGACAAGTGATTCTTGCCGATATTCGCCAGCAAGGATCATATGATTGCGGGATTGCCGCGGTTCGTGTTGTTTTGCGTCACTACCGAAAAAAATGGGCTGATGACTATGCGGTTAGACTCAACACTAACGAAATTGACGGGACGGACCCGCGCAATATTGAAATCATGTTCCGATTCCTTGGATTTCATGTTGTCTCGGGAAACATGGACGCGAATGATCTCCGTCATCATACCGGACTTGATAGACCTGTTATTGCACTTATTCAGCGTGGCGGTGTTGGTCATTATGTCATCGTTTCAAGCCTTGACGGCGGTCGTATCCATTATCAAGACCCGGCTGATGGGCCAATATCGTCGTCCCTGAGATCATTTGTAACAAATTGGTCCGATGTCGATCGGTTGGGTGCGATTTATGACTCATTTGGAATCGTCGCATGGATACCGAGGAAAAGGGCGGCATGAGTTGGGAGCGCCTTGACGAAATCAGGGCGATGGCCAACGACATGAAGCCCAAAACGCGTGAAATCATCGTCGAATTGCTTGACGAGGTTGAGCGATTGAAAGAGATTCTTCGTGAGCTGTTTGGCGTATGAAATTCTTGCAGTTTTTTCTCACGATCCCGCCTAGCGTCAACAAGATTTGGCGACGATCAAAAAATGGAGGAATGCATAGATCACAAAATTATTCAAAATGGATTGCACTTTCACGGATCACGCTAAAAGCCCTTGAAATTCCCGAATGGGATGGGCCGGTGGAAATAACGATCGTGATTCACGGCGGAAAAACCTGGCGATCGAATAGAGATATCGACAATGTGCCGAAGGGAATTTTAGACGCAATGGTTCTCGAGGGTATTTTGATCGATGACAATTGTGAAATTGTTCGCAAATTGATCATAGAATATAGACCACCAGAAGGACGAAAAACCGATGCGGTAGTTGAAATCACGGTGAGGGAATTTTGTGGCTGAGGTTGAGCCGAATATCTCGATAAGGACATTGGCCGGCCGGCTGGAAATATTGCCGGAATTGGTGCCGATGTCTTCAAATATTTTCACCACGATCGCCTTGGTTATCGCGCCGGAATTATACGCGGGGAAACCTTATGCGGAACCCACGGACGCGATGCCTGGATCGGTCGAAAAACTGCAAATCATGATTGACCGAGTGGCGAATGGCTATTCGGCAATTAGTCCCGGCGATCGCAAGGATCGGCACATGAGCCACTATCACGACGGCGCGGAACCGAAAAAATGCTGGCTGGATTATTTTTACGAAATGGACGAATGAAATGAGCAATCCCATCAGACCAGATCATTATCACCCAGAGGACGATTCTGGAATCCATTGTCATCACGCTCAGTTGGCGCAGATGGGAACTGAGTACATGGTTGGTTATCATTGGGGAAATATAATTAAATATATCTGGCGATGGCAAAAGAAGAATGTAGTTGAGGATTTGGAAAAGGCAGCGGAACATATTCGGATGTTGATTGAATTAGAGGAGAAGAAGGGTGAGTGAGAACCCATATTTCATGGATGAACCAACTGTTATCTCATTTTCTGGTGGGTCAACATCTGGATTCATGCTGTGGAATGTTCTCCAGGCTCATGATGGAAAACTTCCTGATCATGTTTTAGTGGCATTTGCAAATACAGGCTTAGAGCACCCTAAAACCCTAGATTTTATCGAACGATGCTCAATTGAATGGGGAGTCAATGTCAACTGGCTTGAATATACAGGAAAAGAAGGTGAAAAATTTAAAGTGGTTAATTATGCAACAGCAGCGAGAAATGGGGAACCGTTTGCGAAATTAATCGAAGAAAAAAAATATCTACCAAATCCAATTGCAAGGTTTTGCACAGTTGAATTAAAAATAAGAACTATTGACAGATGGGCAAACAGTCAAAAGGGAATGGATGAAGGACACATTGAATTGATTGGGCTGAGATATGATGAGCCAAGGAGGGTTCACAGAATCAGAGCAAATGCAAGAAATGAAGCATATTGCCCAATGTATGACGCAAGACACACATTGGAAGATGTGACAAAATTTTGGAAAAATAATAGTTTTAGATTAGAAATTGAACAATTATACGGTAATTGTGTTGGATGCTTTCTAAAAGGCGCTGGTAAAATTTCACGCATAGCGACCGAACATCCTGAATTTTTGCAATGGTGGTCGAATGCGGAAAAAACATTAGTGCAGACAGATAAGCCACAGAACGCAAGATTTCGACATGATCGGCCATCATATGCCGGATTATTGGAAATGGCGAAAAGCCAAAATACATTTGATTTTGCAGACGATGACACTTTGCCTTGCCATTGCACAGATTAGTAAAAATAAGTTTAAGAATTGAAAAACGCTGATAATAAGGGATAAAGGATGTCGGAAAAGAAAAAGAAAACCCCGCCTAAAAAGAAATCTGCTTTAGGACGCAAACCTATACTGGATCAGGTTTTAGTGGCGGCGGCTCTTCAAGAACTCGAGGGAAATGTTGCTGCAGTTGCAAGGCGTTTCAATGTTGATCGCACTAGCGTTAGAGATTTGATTGAGAAGCATCAGCCACTTCAGCAGGTCATGCATGATGCCCGTGAAGGCATGTTAGATGCGGCTGAGAATTCACTATTAAACGCGGCAAAAAAAGGCGAAGCATGGGCGGTATGTTTTGTTCTCAAAACGCTTGGCCGGACTCGCGGATATATTGAGCGGCACGAAATCAATTCGACGGAGACGGTGCGCCGTCAGATAGTCGAGGAAATCGTCGATGTCCAGATCACGCACCACAACCGACCAGATAACAGTCAGGTTGCACCAAGCTCAGTATCGGTTCCATCACTCCCCGGCCCGGTATAGAGGATTCGTTGGCGGCCGAGGCGCGGGCAAAAGTTGGATCGGCGCATATGACCTAGCCAAGCGGGCTTTATCGCCTAACGGCAAGGGCAGGCTATTCCTGGTTGCCGCGCCCACTTATCCCATGCTGTCCGATTCGTCATTGCGCACGATGATTGAAATTTTGAAATTGTTGGGCGCATACGATCTTGATTCGATCAAACGCCAGCCGCCGTCAATTACTCTTCCTAACGGCGCGGAAATCCTATTTCGCTCAGCGGACGATCCCGAACGATTGCGTGGGCCTAACCTTTCCGGCGTCTGGCTCGATGAGGCCAGCCTGATGGCTGAAGAAGCCTATTCCGTAGCAATCGCAACACTACGGGAACGCGGTGAACCAGGATGGCTTAGCGCGACATTTACCCCAAAGGGTTTGGGGCATTGGACTTACGAAACATTTGCGACCGGCAAGCCAGAAACGGAACTCATTCGGGCAAAGACAAGAGAGAATCCATTCCTAGACACGCAATTTGTGTCATCCTTGGAGTCTCAATATTCCGATCGGACGGCATTGCAAGAACTCGAAGGTGAGTTTGTTGACCAAGAAGGCGCGGAATGGCCGGCGGAACATTTTGGCCCACATATTTGGTGGGAAGGCGATTGGCCTCAACTCGGCAACAGAATTATCGCAGTCGATCCATCCAAGGGCCGAGACAGCAGGCAGGGCGATTATTCCGCGATCATCCGCATGGGCCGCGCCGTTGACGGCACCCTATTCTGTGACTGCGACATGGTGAGATGCAACACCGAGACCTTAGTTGACCTGATACTAGAACGCCATCGTGAGTTTAATTCTGAAATCGTGGCAATCGAGGCAAATCAATTCCAAGAATTGATTGCCGTCCAACTCATGGAAAAGGCGCGCGGCCGCGGTCTTCCCGTTCCGTGCCGAACGATAATCAACAATGTGAACAAACAAGTGCGCATCCGTAGGCTGGGACCGTACTTAGCGCAAAAGACGATACGATTTAGGGCGGGAAATCCTGCTAACAAAATTGTCGTTGAGCAGTTAAGGGATTTTCCGTCCGCAACGCATGATGACGGCCCTGACGCCATGGAAATGGCACTTCGTGTTATGATCGATTTATACAACAGTCGATCAGCCCCGCCAACCGTAAAGAGGATTCGGGCATGAGCCAATCATGGTGGTCTCGTTTTTTCGGGACGAAACAAAACGCAAACGAAACAAAAAACGAAAAAAGCCTGGAGGAACAACGCAAGGATTTGGAAGAGACTATTCGCATTAACCGCCTGAGAAAAGCGGCGAAACTCACCGAATCCTATGCCGATACGGATTATTGGTTGACCGCCTATGCTGACCTTCTGGCGCGGTACAAAGATGGCTTTGCTTTGGCCTACCCGATCACGCAGCCAACCGATCGGCGATATGGTGGCAACTTCCCATTTTGGTATTCAGAACAGCAACTAGGACTAATT